CGCACGAAGCGGTGAGGCAAGTTATGCTACAGCAAAGTCTGCATGTTACGAAACAAACTGTACGTTACCATGCAGGTTTGACGTGTCGGCAACAAACCGAACTTCAAACGTATTAGTACCGTTAGGAATGACGGTAACAGGAACATATGTACCGCGCACATCAGCGTTATTAGCTGTTGCAGCGGTGCTGTTAGATAGGCCAGCGGCGAATGTGCCAGCGTTAGCAGACGGTGCAGAGTTTTTAGTTTCCACAACAATGCTTTCCATTTTAACTGGAAAACCAAAGCAGTCACGCCAACCAAGGTTGATTGTTGTGCCGGCTGTCGCAGCATACGCTACCGAGTCAATGTACTTAAACGCTTTAACACCATTTACCTGTGTTGTACCGTTAAGCGTCAATGTCTCAATCATGCGCTGATTAAGGTAGTCACGTCCTGTAACTGTTACAAAAGATGTAGCAGCACCAGAAGCAACAACACTTAACGCACGGCCCCAACGACCCATGATAGCATCGGTTGGCGCATACGCAGCAGCAAATGTGGTTGTGGCACCAGCAGATGCAATTGACTGTGCAGCAAGAATACCAGAAGCATTTAATGCAATGGGGGCACCAAATTCCGCAGGTACAATGTCATCTTTCTCAATGCTCGCACTGTATGCCATAGCTGGCACACGCACGTTCACACGCTGAGGAAAGTAGGAAGCATAACGACGGGGCATTTATTCTTCTCCAATATGTGCGAGAATTGTATTAGAGCGCGTTTTGCGCGCAACAAGCGCCTCTAAATCAACAACACGTTCTTTTTCCATAGGCAATCCAGTGTCAAGATCAATCTCAAACTGAGCATTGTCATTAACACCAGCAGCTTCTAAAGCAGCCCTTGTTTCAAACCAAACAGAATGACCTGCGGGAAAGAAAACAAGATAGCTTTCTGGAATAACTCGGTCACGAGTTTCACGAAGAAAGTGAACACCATCTTTGTCAAACTCTGGATTCTTAGTTAAGATTGTTTCTGTAATCTTGCGATTCTTCACAATCTTAACCTGAAAACGGGGTGCAGAACGTGCCATGTTTTACCCTGTCGTACCATTGCGCAGTACCGCATGTGTGCGGAAACAACGCCAGTTGCAGAAATTACCTTGCCACACAACGCGCTTACCCATACCATCAATAGTCCAAGGAGCATTGAGGTCTTTGCGGCGCATATTCACACCCTTGAGAATATGGGTACGAAGATACTTGCTATTGATGAAGTACGCACGGTTTACACCACAATCTTCATCATACAACATTGGAATGCCGTTATGTGTAACACCTTCAAAGCCAAGGTCAAACATGCCCTTACCTTTGCTTGACACATCGAGCGTAATCATAGTCTTATCACGCACCGCTTGGCGGTATGTGCGAAGAATGTTACGACCAACAAGAATCAAGTCAGGCTTGTCACCCTTGAGTTTCAAGTCTAACAGAACGTCATCAAACGCTTCCTCAATGTTTGTTGGATCAAGCGCACCACTAAACTGATAAGAAGATGTACGCCACTGCTGTTCTGTCACGCGCGACAAACCGCCAAGGGTGCCCGCAGTCGGATCATCAGCAATAAGTGCAGCTAATCCAAGCGGATCAGTGCCACCACCTGCGCCGTAAAGATATTCACTAAACTTCTCGCCCATGCTTTCTTCAAGCACATCGAGTTTGCCTTGCAAAATCTTAAACAGCGCAGCTTCACCAGTGTTTTCATCAACTTCTTGGTCAGAGATAATCATCGTACCAGCGATACGTGACCAACCATAACCAATTGTTGTAAACTCATTGGTTTGGTTTACAGGCAATTCATCGTAGTACTGATACGAAGCTACGTTAGGATTACGGCCAATGGTAAGAGGATTAGTGATGTTAGCACCACCATTTTCCAATTCCACTTTATCCGTAGCCATAGCCCAAGCAACAAGTGCATTAGACTTAACAGAAGCCATAATCAGTTTACGACGAGATTTATCAAGCATCGAGTTTACGATTGTATCAAGCGTACCACCCGCAGCAAATGTAGTGTTAATAGCCATTTAAAAACCCTCAAAGGTTGTTGATGTTCATACCAGCTTCTGCCATTGCTTCACGAACAATGTCACGTGACGAACGGTCATGGTTAGCGGCAGCCGCTCTACGAGGTAATGATGTAGCATTACCTGTTGCAGATGGTGCAGCAATCCGTGCATTGTTAGGACGCATTGGCATTTGTGTTGTATTCTGACGCCCTGATTGAGCATCTAACACTTGCTGTCGCAAGGGCATGTTTAAATCAAAGCCGTTACGAAGTGCGTACACTTCTAGCTTTGTTACAGCCTCACGTAACGAGAGGGTCGTGTCTGCTTCAAGTATTGTCTGTAATTCAGACTGCTGATTAGCAGCCCATGGATTTTCAGCAAATACTGTATTTAATTCTTGTGTAACTTGTTGCTGTGCTTGTTGCTGTTGTAACTGCGATTCACGATCTTGACGGAACGGAGCAATAGCATCCTGCATCATGGCGCGCAGGGCGGCCATATCCACTTGGCCCCCCAGGTCATCCAGATTATGCCCCATAGCCCGTATCTCTGTCAAGACATTTCTTGCCGCCCCCACCGGGTCTTTGCGGAAATGGGCCATAAACTGCATTGCAGTTGTAACATCTTGTGGTGTTAGGTTTAGCTGTTGTGGAAGTACCGCAGCTTCGCGATATGCGTTTAATTGCGCGCGTGTGGTTTCTAATTCAACGTTTTTATTGTCTAACTGCACACGTGCAGTACGCGCAGCTTCGTAGAAGCGGCGTTCTGTTCCTGCACGAGCAAGTACTTGCCCTGTTGACGGATCAATTAAGTCTCCGTTTCTGTTGGCAGGAACAGGTTTGCTTTGCGGTTGCTTAGTTTCATCGCTCTGCCGTGTTTGCTGCTGTTGTGTGCCAGGCTGTTTAGCGTTGCCTGCGCTATCTTGTGTGTTAGATTGCCCAGAAGTTTCTTCTGTTGCAGCTTCACTGACAGATGTTTCTTCTGTAGTTGTAGTGGCCTGTTCTGTCGAATTGTTGTCACTAGCTGTCTCCGAAGATGTATCGCCTGTGCCAAATAAAGAATCAATGCGACTTTCGATATCAGACAATTTCTCACTCATTTTCTATTTCCTTTACTGTAGCGTTGAGCCAGATGTTTGTATTGTACGCAGAATTTCTGGCAATGCTTCTGCGATTGGTACGCCCTTAGCTAATACATTGCCAAGAGCAATCTTTGCTTCTGGTGGTAGCTGATCAATTGCTGCCGCAATTTCTTCAATGCTACTATTACCAGGTGATTCTGTTGGTTGTGGTGCAGCACTTTTACCGCCACCTTGTGGCACATCAGTACTACCACGTTTCATCGCCATAGCAGCTTCTTCTTTAATTCTAGAAGCCCAATCTGTTGGCAATGTTAATTCATCAAATGCATCATCAAACAATGTCATTGTAGTCTCTAGAACAGTGCTTGGTGCAAACTGAATCATCTGACCCAGGATGCGCGCCATTTCCATAGCCTGTTGTTTTTTTGCTTGGCTTGTTGGTTTCTGTGTAGAACCGCCAACAGCTTCGCAAGAGAACATATTGATTAACTCTTGTGCAGAATAGTTTACCCAATCAGCAGCTTTCTTTTCACCAATGATTGGTGCCACTTCTTCTTGTGTCATAAACTGCGCACAGAGAAACCCCACACCGTAGCACACAGCACCAACGGCTTCTTCAATTGCATCAATCTTTTCATCAAGACGCATTGACGTTGTGCTGTTGTAGTTTTCAATAGCCTTGTTAGTTGTGTTAGTTTTAAACTGCGCATTACGCAGCACATCACTAACACCACTAACACGATCAACAGATTGTAGCATCCGTGAAGGATCAAACAACGGTAACACGCTTAGTAATGTGTTAGGTTTAGGAACAATCATGTCTTTGATTGACGCACCTTCTGGCACAGCTACGCCATGTGCCGAAGGTGATGCACCTTTAAGCCATGCTTCTACACTAGCTTTATCAAAGCGGTTGTCATACAGAATGTTCTCACGAATATCTTGTCTAGCACGACGAAACTCGTCATGGATTTCATTGATGCCATCTTGTTGATCAAGATAGTATGTCACGTTGCTGCGTGCTAATGCGCCAAATGGTGTTGTATTAAAATATAATGGACGCAACGGAAAGAAGCCCGGTAATCCATACGGATCATTTTCTACCCAAATAGGCCAATCCCACTTGTTGTTTGCGTAAAGAAATACACGCTTTGTCGTGCGATCCCATATGCGCCAGCACATTGTGCGGTGGGCTTTACTTAATGCTTCTTTATCTTTGTATCCATAATCACTAGACTCAGCATCATGCTTGAATAGCTTGAAGTTTTTGATATCATCTTCACCACTCTCACCGCCACACAGCACATGCGTTGGCTCATACACAGACTTTACATAACCGTTTTCATCACGCTCACCGTAGCGCGCATTAAGATACTCAGTAGGATATGATTCGGCAACAGCCATCCACATAGCATCGCTGTAATCGGGCATAGTTGAGTTAGAATCAGCAAGCACATCATGCGGCGCACGGAAACGAACAAACGCACCAGCATTAGGTGCAATGCCCATCACTTCTTCTAGCGCAGCTAACTTACCTTCTGTCTCACGGATAACCTTTGTATCCTTAGCATCAACTAATGCTTGTGATAATTCCTCTAACTCTTGTTCAATAGCTAATGCAGATTGATCCTTTAACGTGTAGCCGTACTCAAGCCATGCAAGATTGCATAACTCAGCAGTAAGCACAGCTTGCTTAGCGTGTGTCTTTAAGTTTAATCCTGGTGAATGTGGACGATTAGCTAAGCTATTAACTAAATCTTCAATAGATTGAACAAAGGCTTTCATTCCTTCGTTGTTAGTCGTAAACTCTACTTGTGGATTCTTCGCATAAAGCGATGGCATCATTGCACGTGTATTGGAATACACAATATTCTCAGTCTCAGACCACTGCTTATTCCTACGCTTAGAGAAGTAGCGATTGCCCGATGTGTTATCACCATTACCTTCACGATGCGATTGTTGATCGTGATTGTAATAGCGAATAGCTTCATCCCACGCAGACACATGTTGCTGCCGAGCCGCCTTAGCAGACGCAATACGCCCATCCCACAGCTTACCGTAATGCTTGCTTACAGGAATCTTTGTGATTGGATCAATGCGATAGATTGGAGCACCAGCATCTACAGGAGCAATCGGTGCTTCTTCATCAAGCATCTTGCTTACATTGGTAGGCAAGTTTTCTTCTGCATCATTTTTATATTCACTCATGTTATGCGTACCTATGGTTACGGTTGTCTACATGCATACTTTCGGTTTCATTCCAACGGAATACCTCTTTAGGTAATCTGCGGGGAGTGGCCATAATCATGCGTGATAAAGCATCTTTACTAACAGCATATTTAAGTGCATCCATTGCATGGTTCTTGCGATCTACTGGTGCATCTAACGCTTCATCACCTTTGGTTTTCTTCCAACGGTACGTAGTGATTTCATCAGTAAACCATGATAGATGATGGCTAACGTATAACTTAGGCGCACCGAATGCGTGTGTGAATGGATTGATCGCAGTCTGTTGAATCTTCAACAACTGCTTTACTTTAAGAATGCCATTTAATATGTTATTATTACCACGCTCCATGTCAATGCCTTGCTGCCTAAACATCTCTGCAACACTATCACCAGCAGTACGTAATCCCATACTTGTGCGGCGAAAGATTGCAGGATCAGCGCGCACTGTTGGCTGCATAGACCACATATCATTACCATGTTTCTTACGAATCTCATGCATCTTATTTGCTTGGTCAGCTATGCCCATTTCACGCGCGTAAAAACCATCCATAAGATACTTTGTGCCAAACATATCCTCTAACAGATACAAATAACATGAAGGTTCAGCAATACCAAAGTCATAACCTTCTAATACTTTTAGGGGCGCTCCCTCCAAGCACAATTGGCTGATATACTCACAAAGAGTCGTATCGGTAACTGTGTGAATGTTTTGGTCAAATTCTTCATATACAACTCCATCAAAGGCCACCCACTTTCCCAGCATATACCTGTCCCGCATTTTACCAGTGTATGCTGCTTCGAGTGTTTTAACGTAGTCTCGTCCGAGATTCTGTGCATTGTCATACGTTGTTGCCTCAAAGATTTCTACTAATGAAATAGGTTTGTTATCTGGTCCACGCACAGGAACCTGTTCATCATCTACTTCGCAGATAAGGTTCTCATTGTATAATCCATTGCGCAGATCATGTACTGGTTTAACGATGCGATGATAAACCCAACCAAGTGTTGGGTTACACGTTAATGCCATCATGCGAGGACCTGTTTGTGGCATTGTAGGATCGTCACCAGCATACGCAGTTTGTCCACGCAAACGGCCTAGTAGCTGTAGAAAATGTTCATGTGTTATTTCAACATCATCAATTTGATCCACGCCAATATAATCATAATTAGCAGATAATAGGTTAGAAGTTCGTTCTCCATCGCCACTTTCCGTATCTGCTATGTATCTGAAACGAATGATCGTACCATTCTTTAGTTCACACGTATTACCTTTAGTTTTGTCAAATGATTTAATCCATGATGGTGGGCACCATTTGATAAACTCTGCACGTAATGTATCATTAAGTTTTGGATACGTAACACGCGCAAGTAGCATTGTTGCGCCTGGATAATCACGTGCAACCTTTAAGGCATC